TAACATCTTTACAGTTAGCAAATGCACAAGTAAGTACAGCTAAGATAGCAAATAATGCAGTAACATCAGCTAAGATAGCAGAAAATGTAGTAGGTACAAGTGAAATCGCAACTAATAGCATTACTACTTTATTAATTGCAGATGATGCTGTAACAACAGATAAAATAGCTGCAAACACTATTGCTACAGGAAACATTGCAGATAATGCAATAGACAGTAGTAAAATAGCACAGAATAGTATTCTTACTAGACATATTGATGACGCTCAAGTTACAGCAAGTCAGTTAGCAACAGATTCAGTTATAACAGCAAAAATACAAGCAAATGCAGTAACAGCCGCTAAGATAGCAGGCAATGCTGTAGGTTCAAGTGAAATAGCAGCAAATGCTGTAGGTTCTAGTGAGATTGCAAATAATTCTGTAACTGCTACACAATTATCAAGTGGTGCTTTAAACGGCAAAACAATGACAGGTACAATTAGTTTTGATAATGATGCAGTAGTAAATTTACAAGATAACACTAGATTTAGAACAAACGGTCATTTAGGTATTAATGATACAGCAGCACCTCAAAGATTTCATATGAACAGTGTAGCTGGTATGGATGTTGGAACAGGAACTTCATCAGCAACTACAGAATTTACACTGGATTCATTTAGTGCTTCAACATTCAGAACTGCTAAATATTTAATACAAATAAAAAATACAACAGATTCAGACTATCAAGCATTAGAGATAGTACTATTCCATGATGGAACAACAGTTTATTTAACACAATACGCTTCTATATTTGACAATGGTGCTCAGGCAACATTTGATGCAGATATAAATAGTGGTAATGTAAGATTAAGAGCAACGCCCTCTTCAACAGACTCAATGGCGTACAAGTTTATAAGAACAACAATAGAGGTATAAAATGGGAACTAAGTTAAACTTTAATATCGAAGACGCAGGTCTTTCTGTAGATGGAAGTGAAAAATTTGACTCTGCAGGAGCTGCTCAAAATATAAGTATTGCTGCAGATAAAATAACATCGGGTACTGTAGCCAGTGCCAGACTACCGTATACAATTACAACAACAGCACCAACAGATACCAGCGGAACATCAAGTGGTCACATATGGTTTGTATACTCGAGTTAATAAATGGCACTATATGTTAATGACAGTGGAACGCTTCGTGAGATTTCCTTTTTGGCAATCAATGATAGTGGTACGCTTCGTAGAATCAATGAAGTCTATGTAAATGATGACGGGACTCTTGAAGGCCCGTTTACTATTACGCATGAAACTTCTAGAAGCACTTCAACAAGCACTAGCACAATTAGTGGTGTGCAAGATACTGCTTTTGCAACTACAACAACATTTAATACTACTCTAGATACTGTAACTACTTTTGATACAAGTAGAACAACTATATTTAATACAACTCAAGCAACAGAGACAAGTAGAACAACAGCATTTAATACAACAACAGCGTTTACTACTACTACTGCTTTTACAACAACGACAACATTTAATACATCGCAATCTACAACCACAGCATTTAATACAACAACAGCATTTAGTACTACAACTACATTCAATACGTCGCAGTCTACTACAACGGCATTTAATACAACAACTGCTTTTACAACAACGACAACATTTAATACTTCAGACGGTACAACAACAGCATTTACAACGACTACAACATTTAATACTACGACTACTTTTAATACAACACAGAGTACAACAACAGCGTTTACAACAACAACAGCATTTAATACTACTACAACATTTAATACAACACAAAGCACTACAACTGCATTTACAACAACAACTACTTTTACTACTACAACAACATTTAATACAAGTAAAAGTACAACAACGGCATATAACACTACAACGACTTACACTACTTCATATGACACAGTGATAAGTACAAGTAGAAATACATCATTTGCCACGAATACAGCAAGAAATACAAATACATCACAGTCAACAACTAGAACTACAACGTTTACAACTACAACAGCATATCAAGCTAATACTTCATTTGCTACAAGTAGAATTACAACGTTTACAACTACAACAGCATATCAAGCTAATACTTCATTTGCTACAACTAGAACTACAACGTTTACAACTACAACAGCGTATATAGATAATACTTCTTTTGGTACTTCTAGAATAACAACTTTTATTACAAGTACAGCGTATATAGATAACACTTCTTTTGGTACTGCATTTACAAACAATACAACAAGAGGAACTTCTAGAAATACAAATACAACTCAAGCAACAAATACAAGTAGATCTACAGGATTTACTAACAGTACTGGATTCACAAATAATACAAATACAGCAAGAAGTACCTCATTTGCTACAAATACGTCTAGAATTACAGCATATATAGACAATACATCCTTTGCTACAAATACATCTAGAAATACAAATACATCTAGAAATACAAGTTTTATTACTATCCAAACTAGAAATACAGGATTTACAAATGCTACAAGTTACATAACGACTTTCATAACAGCTGACCCTGATGATGAAGCTGGCATCCCATTTAATACTAGTGTAAGTACGACTAGAAATACAAATACATCTAGAAGTACAACGTTTGGACAAGCTGATAGTCGTAGTACATCTTTTACAAACGCTACAGGCTTTACAAATAATACTTCTCAAGCAACAAATACATCAAGAAGTACAAGCTTTACAAATAACACAGCAAGAATTACATCTTTTATAGCCGCTACAAATACAGCAAGAAATACAAATACATCAAGAATTACAGCATATATAGATAATACTTCTTTTGCAACAGCAACTAGTTATAGTACAACATTTGCTACAAATACATCTAGAAATACCTCACAAGCAACCAATACGGCAAGAGGTACAAATACATCACAGTCAACATCATATACTACAACACAAGCAACGAATACAGCAAGAAATACAAATACATCACAGTCAACAAGTTATAATACTGTAAGAATATCAAATACTTCACAAAGTACAAATACATCACAGTCAACAAGTTATAATACTGTGAGAATATCAAATACTTCACAAAGTACAAATACTTCGCAGTCTACATCATTTATTACAACATTTACAACTTCTACAGCATATATTGATAACACATCACAGTCAACAACATATGAAACAGCTTATATTACAAGTAGAATAAGTAGTAGAGCAACGGGTACAAGTAGAACCACAACTACAACCTTTAATACTTCACAAGGTACACTAACAAGTAGAGCGACTGCATCAAGTAGAGATACTGTATCAACATTTGCAACATCACAATCTACAGCATCAAGTAGAAGTACTGCTTCAAGTAGAGATACAACTACAACATTTAATACAACACAAAGCACAGTAACAAGTAGAAATACAGGTACAAGTAAATCTACAACTACAGTATTTGCAACTTCACAAGGAACAATTACAAGTAAGTCAACTGGTACAAGTAAATCTACAAGTACAATATTTAATACTTCACAAAGTACAGTAACAAGTAGAAACACTGGATCAAGCAGAGATACTACAACAACATTTAATACAACACAAGCTACTGCGTCAAGTAGAAGTACAGCATCTTCAAGAAGTACAGAAACTTCTAGAACTACAGCGTTTAATACGACTACAACATTTAATACAAGTAGAACAACAACATTCGGTACAGATAGAACTACAACTACAACCTTTAATACAACAAGGTCTACAGATACAACAATTACTACTGACCACTTAACCACAACGGTATTTAATACATCTACCGTTGTATATGAAAGAACAACAGCCTCTCAAGCGGGAACTCTATTTGATACAGAAGTTTCTAGCTTAGAAGACTATGGATTCTCGTTCTGGGATGGCTCAAAATGGAGCGAAAGCAATTAATGAGCGGATTTAAAAAAGAAACGAATATAACACCAGAGTATCTTAATAGAAAAATGGAAAGTATGATGCAGGCTTTATATGATTCAATAGAAGAATCAGAAAAAAGAATGAGAATAATGGAAAAACAAATATTTGAGTTAAAGCGTGGTAAAACCGAAGAATAAACTAGAAGCATTAACAATAAATGAAAGTTTAGGAGATATACCTACTCATTTTATGAAGTCAGGGTCTTCTTATAGACCAATTAGTGATTTAGAGGAATTAGCAGAATTTAGAAAAAGAATAATTCCCGAAAAACATAGAGGTAGTCCTTTTGAATATGATATTTGGTTTAATACAAATGCACTAAGTACAATACATAAATGGTTGTATACAGACTTTCTTGGTAATGGTATATACATAAGAGTACCAAGTATAGTAATTAATAATAAATTATTTAAAAGCATTGTTACTTCAGACATAAAAATAGACGAAGAAAGATGCAATAAAATTGTAAATAATTTTCATAATAAGTATACTCTTGGAACTAACTTAGAGTATTACGATAAAGTAGCGTTTTTACCAGGTACTAATATACTTACAAAAGGCAAAACACTCCATTGGGGCAGACTTAAACATTGTGTAGAGCAAGGATTTAAAATTAAACCACATCCAATTACTCAAAAAGTATGGATAGCAAAGTTAAAAAAAGAATATGGCGAAGACACAGTACTTGACAAAAAACTTGGAGGTTTTGAATTACTAGCTAATTGTAAACAGTGTGCTACAATGCAAAATAGTGAAATGGGACTTATGGCACTTATGTTAGACAAAGATTTAAGTTTAATATCTCATAGAAGGGAAGACAGAGAAAAAAATCTTTGGACATACGAAAGTATATATGAAACAATAGCAAATACAAATGCAAAAAAATCGCTGATGAAAATATTTTCAGCAAAGAACTCAGGAATAATCTTTAGTTTCGATAAAGATGCAGAAGAAAGATTAAATAACTATCTCAATAATTTTTGGGAATATAAGGTAATAGACGGATGATTGAATTAGTAACAAAATATAAAAAAGACTGGAGTATGTTCACTTTAGCTTCTTTAATTGATAAAGACGGTTTTCGTCTGCATCTTTTCATCCATAAAGAAGATTGGAATACAAGAGAAGTAGACTGGATACTAAATAATTTTCAAAATGTAAAAGTTTATGAAGCATGGTGGAGAGAAGAAGATATATCTAGAATGACATTTTTCTTAAAAGAGTATTGGAAAGATAAAGGTGGTCTTGCAAAACGAATAATAGTATGGGATGGATGTAGAATTTTTAATCGTGCAATTGACAGTGGTGATATACCCCCTGCAAGTTTTTTCAAAGCATCAATTTCATTTTTAAGTAGAGATTTAGTTTTTGACAAACATCCAAATATAGGACATTATTACGACATACTTAAAATAAAAAGAAAAACACATCAAGGCATACCTTTCATTGATAAAAATCTAGTGGTACTAAACTATGATAGATTATGTGAATTTGAAAATAGAGATTTATTTTTTACAAGACAAGTTGATCCAAAGAATCAAGGTAGAAGACCTTACATTGATACTCAGCTATTAGCTACAAATGATACTGCCTTCTTTGAAGCATTAAGTTTCTACAAACATTCTTGGTCACCAATTTATGTTAATGGCAAATTAGACCAGCTTGTCGAAAGAGATGCAATCGGAGCAAAAGAATTACTAGATTATAATGTCATGTTGAGAAAGTCTTGGAGTATACAAATCGAACATAGATACCTTTCAAGAGAGTACTTAGAGCTAAGTACAGGCGTTCAGTTAGCAGTTCCTTGGGATTGTTATACATCTCTGATTGACAGAATTCCCTTAAACTTTAGAAATGCTGCAGTGAATGAAATACTTTTACAAAAAGCACAAAAACAAAAAGCAATCGCAGGAAAACTTGTTGAAAGAGGATTTATATTAGGAAAGGTCTAAGTTACCCTGATTTAAGTCTGATAATATTTTCCAATCAATTACACCTCTATCAAATAAATCAAGTACAATCTCCTTCTCTTTCTGAGAATGGGGATTGTATGTCTGTGAGTTCATTGGAATATGCCAACTTGTAGGATTCGCAAATCCAGCAGTAATTGAAAGAGCTTTTGCAAAAAAGTCAAAACCTACCAATGTAAGAGTAGAAAAATTTATTTTCTGTAAAAAATATTGAATTGTAATGAAACCTGCACTTGGTCGTTGTCCATTAACTTCATTGTTTTTAGCTCCCACTAAATCAAATATACTCAACATCTCTTTATCCGAAAACATTTCAATAACTTCAAAATTGGGATAATGGTCAGGAATTATATCAAGGTGTATACGTGAACGATTAAATAAAATAGGAATGTTTTTAGGATAAAATTTTCGTTTGTTGTATCTTAGAAACCCAGTTACCCAAATGTCAGTACGCTTACCAATACTATCCCAATTTTCATTTGTGGGAATACCATTTCCAAATCTTACTATTGTATCAAAACTTTCAATATAGTCAGCAAGGTCATGTTGTAACATCTCAACAGAGTTGCCGACAAGTATTATTCGTTTTCCTTCTGTAAGTTTGCGTAAATTTTCTTCCATTCGTTTGAGTATCCTAGGTTGTCGTGAATATCATGCCACGGCCCACCATCTGTAAAATGAACCGCTTTTGGTTTTGGGAATTGATAGTAATTTACCATAGCGTTGTATTCCGCAGGTAAACTACCAATAGATTCCGCCCAGTGCATTTCATGTAAAGCACCCGCTGGGGCTTGATTTACATACTCTGCAGTAAGATTTCTACATCTTCCATTATCAAATATCATAAGTGATGACCAATACTTTTTAGGATAAGATAGATTTGGTTTATCATTCATCTTTGTAGTTGGTGATAAAAAGGCGGGGTGTTGAACACAGTATACGGCTTTGCCGCAGTTTGTGTAATTGAATAGTTCAGCAGGGTCACATTTCCACATAAAGTCACTATCACAGAAAAGTGAAAATCCTGAGTACATAGAAAGATAAGGAACAAGAAACCGTGAGAAAGCAAATTCTGTACTTTCATTTTGAAACGGTCTCTTGTATATTCCCTGCATCTTTAATTCTTCAAGTATTAAAGGTTTAATGGTATGGCTACGATTATATCGTTTTATACTCTCTCTGCACACTTCGTATGCTTCGGGTTGTTCTGAATCGTAGCCTATATAAATAACCATTAGTCGTCCCTTAAACTCTGACCTAAATCATTAACATACGCTTGTCTAGCAGTTTTTATAGCTGCTCTTTCATTATCAAGGTCTGCTAACTTTACGTCGCAGTATTGAATTGCATGATGTAATGCTTTTTGGTCGTTGCTAAAAGAATCAACATCATGTTCGACACCATCAATTGTAATCGTACTCATTTAAATATATCCTGCCAGTTTCCTTGTGTACTAGCCTTAGCATACTCGGTAGCACGGTTTTCAAAAAAGTTGGTATGCTCAACTGCATTTATTTGCATATCAATCCATGGAAGTGGATTAACTGTACTATGGAATATTGCTTTCATACCAAGACCGAGTAATCGTCTATCGGCGATGTATCTTATGTATTCTTTTACTTCCTTCGCTGTTAAATCAGGTATGTCTGCTTTATCGAAACAAACATCAATAAATTTATCTTCTAATTCAACAACGCGTTCTGCTGCACAATATATTTCATATTTTAGTTTATCTGTCCATATATCTGGATTTTCTGCAATAAAAGTTCTAAAGAGTTTTGATAGTCCTTCAACATGAAGTGACTCATCTCTTATAGACCATGTTACTATCTGTCCCATACCTTTCATAAGATTATGTCTTGGATAGTTTAGAAGTATAGCAAAACTACTAAATAGTTGTACTCCTTCTGTAAACCCACTATAGACTGCCATGGTCTTTGCAATCTCATGCGGGTTATTCATATTAAAATCAGTTAAGTACTCATGCTTTTCTGTCATAGCTTGTATTTCAAAAAACTCTGTGTACTGATCATCTGATTTACCTAAAGTTTCCAGTAATAAAGAATATGCTTCTTGGTGTACTGCTTCCATAGCAGCATAACTTACTAGCATCATTCTTATTTCTGGTTGTTTAAATGTAGGTAGATAATGTTTTGCATATCCACAACATACATCAACGTCTGCTTGTGTAAAGAACTTAAATATATTATCTATAAGTGTTCTTTCACCTTCTGTTAATTTTTGATTATAATCTTTGATGTCATCTTGGAGTGGTACTTCATCAGGTAACCAATGCATTTGTTGTTGTTTTTTGTAAAACTCAAATGCCCAAGGATAATCAAAAGGTTTATAATAATCTCTTTCTTTTAATAATTTGCTCATTTATCCCTCACAACTTAGACAATCTGATTGTTCAAAGATTATCTCTCTTTTAGCCTGAGAAGTAACATTATCAGCTCTACTGATTGCTTCACTTCTTAGATAATATAATGTTTTAAGATTCTTTGCCCACGCTAACATATGAACATTATGCAAATCTGCTTTGTTCACATCAGGTGGAAAGAATAGGTTTACACTTTGTGACTGGCATATTAAATCTTGTCTTTGAGAAGCATGTTCTACAATCCATGATTGATTTATTTCAACTGCTGTCTTAAATACATCTTTATCCCACTCATCAAGTATGTTTAAGTGTTGTACACTTCCTTTGTTTGCAACTATGCTTCTCCAGGTTTCTGTGTACTCTTCTTCGCTATTAGTCTTTTCTCTAATTATTCTATCAAGAAACTTATTCTTTACTAAATTAGAACCAGACTTTGTTTTTTGTGTATACGCATTAGCACGATATGGTTCAATACTTGGTGAAGTATTACCGCATATAATACTAGAAGATGCGTTAGGAGCTATAGCTAGTAAGTGAGCGTTTCTTACAGAAGCTGTGTCATCGTCTGGACACGCACCTCTTTCTATTGCTAACCTTCTAGTTTCTTGCTCTGCTTCTGATTTAATATGATTAAACATATCAAGGTTAATATTTCCTGCCATAGCACTTTCAAAAGGTATATTATTCTTTTGTAAGTAAGCATGAAATCCCATTGCACCAAGTCCAATGCTTCTCTCCCTATAAGCACTAAACCTAGCTTTTTCTAATTGTGTTGGTGCATTTTTTATGAAGTATTCCAACACATTATCTAGCATACGAACTACGTCAGGAATAAATGATGGAACTTTTTTCCAATCATCATAATATTCCAAGTTCACACTAGATAGACAGCATACTGCTGTTCTCTCTTCGTCTGTAGCTAATGTTATTTCTGAACATAAGTTACTGTGATGTACTTTCAATCCTTTCTTCTTTTGGAAATCAGGCAATGCATTTTGTACTGCATCTTCGTACATTATGTATGGCTCTCCTGTCTCAATTCTGTTCTGTAGTATTTTTACCCAGAGTGCTCTCGCTGAGACTGTTTTTCTGACCTCCCCGCTATGAGGATCGATAAGATTCCAACTATCATCATAATCGCCATGCTTAGTTGCCATGTGTATGAGTTCCATAAAAGCATCTGGAATAACCACAGCATGATGAAGGTTAGTACACTTACGGTTAACATCGCCACCAGTAGGTTTCCTAACATCTAAGAACTCCTCTATTTCGGGGTGGGAAATATGTAGATACCCAGCGTATGACCCCCGTCTTGTCACACCCTGACTAAATGCTAACATTTCACTATCTACAACTTTTACAAATGGAATCACACCAGTAGACTCAGAGCCTTTTGAGGTCTTAGTTCCCATAGACCTTACATCACTCCAACTACCGCCAATACCACCACCAAAGCTACTTAAAAAAGCATTCTCTGTAAAGTGGCCTGTAATTCCTTCTCTTGAATCATCTACATAATTCAAGAAACAACTAATAGGTAAGCCTCTTTTTGTACCACCATTAGATAACACAGGAGTTGAAAACATAAACCATAGATTACTGACATAGTCATATAATCTTTGTGCATGATCTTCATCATCTCCGAAAGCCATAGCTGCACGGGCAAACGCTTCTTGAGGTGAAGTTTCATCACCTACCATATATCTATCTTTTAGAGTTGCGTGTGCAAAATCATCTAAAAGTTTATCTTTACTAAAGTCTATCTTCACTGACATAATTTTCTACCAATCCTATAATTTCTTGCCCATGTCCAAGCACTGCGCCTTCGACATCGTATGTTAAATCCATGAGTTGCACTCCTCTTTCTAGTCCTTCAGTTCCGAACTCATTTAAGTTCTGAATGTACTTGTACTTTCCTTCAAGAGGCAAACTCGCCATAATATCAAATATATCTCCATACTGTTCTATGAGTTGAGTAGCTCTTTTAGGGCCGACTCCATCTACTCCTGGAACATTATCTCCTTTATCTCCTGTGAGTGTCTTGTAAGTCAAGAAGTACTCAGGGTCAAAGTCATAATGCTCATCCCAGTTATGGACAGTTGTTTCTTTTCTAGTTACAGTCGAAAAACGACTAATTTTTGGGTCAACTAGTAAATCCCAGTCTTTATCTGATGATATTAACCAAATCTCATCGAGACCTAACTCTTCTCTGTTTTGACAGATAAGAGCAGCTATATCATCAGCTTCTACTCCTGCGTACTTAAGAGTTAAATACCCCTTGCTTTTGAGATTAGTCATTGTATCACTAAACTCTGCAAGAAACATTTCAAACTCTTTTGCTTCTTCAGGTGTTTGTTCTGCATATCGTTCTTTACGATTTGCTTTATACTCTGGATAGATTTCTTTACGATAGTTACTACCGCCATCGCCAAGTATTACTATTTCTCCACAGTTATAGGACTTTGCCAAGGATTGAACTGTTCTTACATAATCATGTTCGAAGTCATTTCGTCCTTGGTGTTTCCATCGAAAAGCTAGATTGAGTCCATCAACAATCAACAAGTTCCCATTCGGGATCGGCTTTCCATGGCTCGTAAATTGTATTGCCATTTGTAAATTTTACCTTTTGTGTTTCTAAAAATTGTTCGGCAAAGGTGACATAGCACCCTAACCAGTTTATATACATATGTTTTTTGTACTGTGGCTTTCTTGTCGTTGCCACATACCACTGTGAGTGGTTTTCTTTGAAGATTAGTAGTGGCTCTTGTTTCATCTCTTCGGCTTGTTTACAAAGTTTTGACCACCAAGTTACAAATACATTACTCTTTTGAGTAAATATTTTATGGTTAAATGCCATATCTTTGTAATGCTTAACTTCTATTGTGAACAAGTTATGTTTATGTTCTACGTATAAGTCGCCTTTAATTTTACCTGAGCCACTACCTGGAGTTTGTACAAAGTCTTCACCAGTTATTCTTTTTAACATGGCTGCCGCTTTTAATTCTGCGTCATGCCCTTTGCGTCTTGAATTAACCAATCAATTTCTCCAGTTCTGTGTAACCTCCAATCTTCTCGCCATCCACAATAATCTGTGGAAATGTACGAGCTGTGGGAAATAGTTCTCTAACATCACTTGCTTGAAACTCTTCTCCCATCATATTATAAATTACCTCATGTCCTTTTCTTTCTGCAAGACCTTTTGCTTTTGTACAGTAAGGACAGTTTGGTATACTATAGATTTCTATTTTCATTTTGGCATACCTCCTTCTATGAATTTGCCAATAGTTTCTATCTCTTGTTCAGTAAGCATACCTGCTTGACCCCACATAAGAGCAGACTGTGCACCAATCTGTCCTTTATTTTTGTAGATAGTTAACTTATTAATAATATCGTCTGCACTTTGACCAGCAAGCATTGGTCCAACACCTCCGCCTCCGTCAACTCCATGACAAGCAGCACATCCAGCCCAAAGGCTTCTGATACTACTAAATTCATCTGCTTGTGCTAACGCTTGTTTCTTTCTTTCAATTTCTGCAGGAGTACCATTGAGTGCAACATACTCTGCATAACATTCACCAGTACAACCATGTACACGAGGTACATTTTTATATTCTAAATTATTGTAT